AGGCAACATACGTGGCATAAAGAGGTTTTCTGACCTCTATGCGCGTATGATGAAAGCCTTTCAGAAGGAATATCTTCGCTTGATACGTGCTGGTCACAAGGCTATTGCAGCCCGGTGGTTGGCATGGAATTTCGCGATAAAACCCTTTCTGAAGGATCTGCAGGCTATTCTCTGTGGCATCTCTGCCGCTTACAAGCGGTTACGATGGCTTAGAGATCATAACCACAAGGTGTCGTATCAAGACTATACTAGGGACGTTACAGACTTATTGTCGTACGACCCAAACGATATTCTTGAGGGACAGCAGATCTGTAGCGTTACTCACGCTTCACCTGCTGGACAACACCCCAACGGTACCTTCTACATTGGTGTGCAATATCACAAGGTTAAACTTGTGTTCCACGCCAGGTCAAAAGTCTTCCTGGAAATTCCAGACGAACTTCTTGACGATGTAAAAGGTATTGGTCCTTTGTGGAGTGCCATGAATGGACTTTACAACCCAGTGGGAATCCTCTGGGAAGCAATTCCATTTTCATGGCTTATTGACTATTTCCTGTCTTTGAGAGCAAGACTCTTCCAGACAATGTTCGATTTCAACCCGTATGATCGGGGTGTAACCGTTCTGGGATATGGTCATTCTTTCACGATGTCTTGTGTTTGTGGCGTAGGCGTGTATACACATCGCCCGGCCACGCATCAGACACCGCGATTAGCCACATACGACCTGTACAGTCGACAGGTGGGTCTCCCCTTTCCAGAGGAGACTACCCTCTTCCGCGTACCAGGTGACTGGTACAAGGCCTCGATAATTGGCGCGATTGGGATTGGTATGCTACCAGCCCGTCGCAGGTGAATTACACCTCGCGTCGTGAGACGCCGCCTACTTCTCATAGATGGGGCAAAGCACCCCATACCAAGGAGCTAACATGGCATTCACAGACCCTCTAGCCTTGACTGATAGTGGTGGGAACACAGACAATTTCGTCCTCCAACAGCGTTTCGCTGGTGGATCCGATTATGTTCTGTCTACCTCCACTCCTCAGGACAAGTCTTCCGTCTCTTTCCGGCATTCTAATGCCGGAGTTTCTATCGCGGGAAAAGCTGCACCGCCGATTCGTCGGCACCTCGTGCAGTTTAAGCGCGAAAAGTACAACAGTACGTTGGGTCGTACAGAGGTGTTGACATATAATGTCACCATCACTAACGATCCTGCGTCGTCTTTTACGACGACTGACGTTGATGATATGCGGGCATATGTTGAGAGTTTCCTCTCAGCTACGACCGTACCTCAACTGTTGAGAGACGAGACCTAGAACCGAAAGGTTCTCGGTGAGGTTGCCTCAGGGTCTACGCCATGCGGAGGAATAACCGTGGAAAACGGGATCCAGAACAGCCGCATCGAGATAATTCTCGGTGTTGTCCGAAATCTACTCGACGATATAGCCACCTTGATTGAGAGTTCTCCGACTCTCCGAGACTTGCCGTTCAAGAATGTAAGGCAGGAAACCTTACGTGACTTCTTGTATATTAAGTCTCGAACGGAGCATGAAGGCCTGAGCTTCCTTACCATCACCCTCCCTATTTTAGGGAAGTGGTATGATGGGGTGGTTTCTGGGCACATTGGGGAGATACCTA